TCTCAATTCATGTTCAAATTCAAATGTATTGACCACAAAACCTGCTGAGTTTGAAGTTTGTGTCAACCCTAAATATTTACCCCATTGTTGCGCATCTGATTTATACAGTTCATATCCTGTACCACCTATCCAAGATATTACAGTAGAACTGTTGTTAATCCAAGGGATGATAGCGTTGGAATTGTTGTACCAAGTGACATAATTACCCAATACATAAGGAGGGCTAGAACCTTGTTCAGAATCTACTGTTACAGCAATTTCTACGCCTGTAGTGGTGGTAGCTTCAACCGCAAATTTAAGAGCTTGCTTGGTCCGAATTGGATCGCTCATTGGATTTAAGGCAGTTTGAATACGGCTTGTAATTGGCGATGTTGAATCCTGATATAAGCGGTACAAATCTCTGCCTCTTACACCGTACATATTGATAATTCCACTTACAGGTACGGAAGTGGTGTACTTCATATCGTTACCTTGGCTTGTAATAAACCATTTTTTCTCAAAAAACACCGCTTGGATGTACCGATAACTGTTAGTAAAAGTGGTATCGTGGTATCTAAAATTAAATGCAGCGCACAAAATGTTGTTTAAAAGCACCTGACCAGCCGTAACCTCCTCAGTCACAAAGTCAATATTTGGAAACATTCCATCCAAAGAATCTGACAATTTGCTAGTTGTAGAACCTACAAGGGCATAAACCCCGTAGTTATTCATAAACAATACAGATCGGAAGTAAGGAAAGATAGCATACGCTAACTTAGACCCTACCGATGCGCTCACATTAGTATTAGTAAATATAGTATTACCAGTAGAAGTAACCCTAACATCTGAGAATACATTGATGGAATCATCGCCAAAAATATACAAAAAGTTATTAGCAGAAAGAATCTGCTGTATGTTTCCATGCAATGTTCCGTCTGTGATAACAAAATTACCCGCTGAAACGCTTGTAAAGTCGCTATACGACCCCGCAGCCGAGTAATAGATAGTTCGCCCTTGGGCAATCCAAACACGCCCTGAAAAGCTCGCTATTCCTGAGTTTTTGTTTGAGTTAATGTTGGCTTGTAATACAGCGCCTGATCCACCGCCTCCCGCTACCGTAGCGGTAATATTGGCAGAATTAGTATAGTTTGTACCATTGTTGGTCATAATGACCTGAGTAATGGTATTGCCTGAAATGATTGCCGTTCCTGCTGCGTTCGTGCCACCGCCACCAGAAATTGTCACAATTGTATTGGCAGCATTGATATAACCAGAACCACCAGAAATTACATTGACATAAACTGTGCCTGTGGCAAAAGTAGTAATTTCAGCAATAGCATTAGCGCCTGATCCACCGCCACCACTAAAGGTAACGGATAAATTAGCATTATTTGTGTATCCCGTACCGCCATTTACTAAACTGACGGAAGCCACTGTATTGCCACCACTTACTAAAGTAGCTACCGCATTAGCTTGATCTCCGCCTGTTTGATCTGGTCCTGAAATAACTACGGTAGGTGCAGTGTTGTATCCCGTACCCTTATTAGTTAAAGCAATTGTGCCAACTGAGCCTACGCTGATTACGACATTGCCATCCCAAGTAAAGTAACCTTTGACTGGATCAAGAATCAACATTCTGTCGTTATACCATTGAGAAGTATTGATAGGATATAAATCGGAAACGCCTACAGTAGAAAAAGTACCTGCTGGCGCTACATTACCAAAAGTGTTGTTGTTAATGTTGAAATATTGAGCTGATCCATCCGATAAAAATCCAACAATGTAGTCTGAAATGTTTAAATTACAAGAAGTAAGGTAAACAACATCGTTACCAAAAGTAACTGCTACATTAGAGCTGTTTTGGACTGCGCTACTGTTAGGAACAATTTTAATGTTTCCTGAACCAATAGGTTGAGCATTTTCAATCCAAGAAAATTCATTTTCATCAATTGCAGTGCGGTTTGCTTTAGTGTTAAGACCTTTAAAAGCCTTAACAACCTGATATGACTTTTTCTGTTCGGCTGCTGCCATGATTAGTATGGACTACTGTAAACGCTAGGAATCCTACGGGTAAATGTACTGTTAAGCACAGATGCACCCTGTTTGCTGTATTCCTGTTTGTAAATCTCGGCTTCACCATAACTTTGTTCATAGTATTTAGCAAGATAAGCAGCGTAGAACTTAACCATAGTGCTATACGGATCGTTTATTACATCCGTTACTGTTGGCGTGTTTAATGACAATGGATTAGGCAAAACTACGCAATCAATCTCAATTTGATAGATTTGATCGGGTACTGGTCCTAAATAGATTTGTCCTTGACCATAAATACTAAAGGCTAAAGGTCTGCCAATGTAGTTTTGCCAAAATCTTAATCGTGCATTGAAATCACTCCAAGCTAAGTAATCCATCGGTACACGAGTATTACCCCAGTACAGATTGATGTTGATAATGTCTAAGACTGTGTTTCCAGAGCTTGGTGACAATGGGGATGACCCCATTAACTGTGTCAAAGCTGCATAGTTAATATTCTCGCAATTACCGACATAAGTTAAGCCTACTGTTCCATTGAGGAATTGAGTGCTTGGTGGGTAATTGCTGTAATTATTGGTGTTATTAGCAGGGTACGGAGGGGCGGTAGTTCCGCTAGTTCCAGACTGCGTAACCTGATAAATAAAGATGTTGCTAAAAATAAACTGACCAGAAGTGTAGGCAGTTGAAGCTACCCATGCGGTAGGATTTGATGGCGTTACACCACCAATGGTTGCTGTGGGTGCGACTTGACATGGCGTTTGCGTAATAACAATTTCACGCAAACATCCAGTATCTCTGACAGCTCTTTCTCTGGCAGAGTTAATGTAATCGGTTAACTGCGAATCGCTATAGAAATTCCCGTTAGCATCATGCAGTAACCTACGGACTTCCGTAATGTACGAATTAAGCGTTGCCATTTATTGACCATAACTCATGCTACCGCTTGAAGGACTTTTCCCCCGCCCTTCCTAGAGGTTGGGAGGGGTACTCTTTCCACCAACGGGGATAACGATTGGTTCTTGCTTGGGGGTTGGGTAGAAATCTCCCACTGGGATAAAAGCTCCATGCCTTTTTCCAAGTCATTTTGAGAAACAATCCACCCTAACCTTGCCAAATAAGGCTCTTTGTTGTCATCTCCATAACCAAAAATGTGACGAGCTACTTCTTCAGGGATCTCTACAGTTTCATCTTTAGGGAAACTATAGAACACTCCCGCAAAGCCATCTTTTAGCTTTTTGTCAGAACGATTGGTTACGAAGATATTTGACATTTAGAAACTCACGACATCGCCATATACAGCAATAGTTGAAGTGTTAGCGACATTACCGCTACCAGTGTTCACATTGACATATAGAGCTTGGGTTGTAAAACCAGTAATAGCAGAACTGCTGTTATACGGACTAGCAATAGTCAAGTCTTGGTAAGTACCAGCGCCTGTCAAATTGGTTAGTGTTGTATTTGCTACTACAGCGTTAGAAATGTTACCGTCAGAGCTAGTAGTCACTGAAATAATCACATTCGAGATATTCCCGATTGGATTATTTAAAGTAATTCTACGAACAATAACGCTACCAGAACCAACGGTTGCATTAGCATTAGTTAAACCACCACCTAAAAACGGGAGTTTGATACCTGTTACGGTAGCATTACCCGTTGTATTAAAAGTAGCAGTTTGACTTACAGCAATACGACCATTCCCGAATGAATCAAGGTAATACTGTGATACTGAATCAGGATTAGCCATTTATCGCTCCTTAACTTAAGAAAGTGCCAGATACAGGAGAACCACCATTTACAGTCACTAATTGCACTGTAGCGTTAGTAGTTGCCAATAACTGTACGTTCACACCGTCAGAAATTACCATGCCACCTGAGTTAATTGGATACACATTTGACCATGTAGCCACATTAGAAGTGGAGTTGTAACTTGTAACAGTTTGAATGACCACATTGGTTGTGCCAACTACTAGATAAGTTCCAGCAGGTACGACATTTCCAAGGGTGGTTGCAGCGATGTTTGAAGCGTTTTGAAAATACGAACTTGGCGTATTTGCATAAGTACCTGCAATGAGGATTTTATTTAAACCGAGTGCCATGACTAATTCTCCTTAGATTGAAATAGAGTTATAGCCAGATACTCTGGTCATTGACTTAGGCTTGGTGCTTACTAATTCAGCAATCATCAAGACAGCGCCAACATAACCAATCTGCCAGTTAGGTAGAGTGGACTCAAATCCAGTAAATACAAACGAACCTTGATCGTGAATATACAAGCTCAAGTAGTTTGAGTTAATGAAATAAACAGTACCTTCTGGGCAGTATGGGTCTGGATAGATTGGAACACCAGCAACCATCAAAGCTCTAAATGCAGCTTGAGGACCGTTGCTATCGCTATCAAAACCATGTCCTGGCGTAATTACATATTGCTCTTGACCAACATAATCTTGGGCTAAGAGTGTCCATGTACCAAATCCGCAAACACCAAAAGTAGGAACTTCTGCACCGTTTTTAACAGTACCAGAAATATACTGAAGAATATTCTGACGGGTTGGATTTACTGAACCTGCGTTGTAAACCTTAGACTTCCACCATGTGTAGGTAGTACGGTTGATGTTACCGTAGGTAGTCATGTTTGTACCATCATCAATAGCGCCTGGCAAGCCAATGAACTGTTGAGTGTTGGTGTAGTTGTTGTACAAGGCAGTAGCCATTGCATCCATCATTACATTGGTCGCATCGTTCATGCGTGCTTCGATCAATGGAATAATGGCGTAATCTTGCTGTACTGCACCTTCCATACCGAGAAACGGTACTGGAGCAATCATTAGCTTCAGATTAAATTCAGCATTGAAAGCACCCTGTTGTACTGAAGGTTGGTTAAAAGAACCAGAATAATCAGACCACTGAGCGTTAACAAACTGCGCACCTTGTACTGGTACGGTTACTTGGGATACACCGCCTGAAGCCTGTTGACTATTTGCAATCAACGCAGCCATCAATGGTGTGCTGTTATAAAGCTGTACTACCAGCTTGGGGATAAACGCTCTACGAGTTACATAAGTAAGCTCATTGTATTGGCTTGATCCTGATGCTGGGACTATTCCGCCACCTATTGGCATAATAATTCTCCGTTAAAAGTAAATATCCCCATTTACTGCTGTTTAAATACCTATTGGTCTTGTGTTTTTACGCAAGTCCTTTAGTGCTTGTGCTGCTTCATCTCT